GGTACAGAATGTCGTAGATACAGCATTTGGAGATTTGAGCCGTCAAGCGGATTTGTGGGCTTCCAATGCCATGACTAACTTCGGTCTATCTGAATTATCTGCTAAGAAGTACATGGGTGTATTTGGTCAGATGAGTAATGCTATGGGTATTACAGGACAGGCTGCACTTGATATGGCAGAAGATGTTACCGGATTAACAGGTGATGTTGCATCATTTTACAATTTGAGTACAGATGAAGCATATACAAAGCTGAAATCCATCTGGACAGGTGAAACAGAGACACTTAAGGACTTAGGTGTTGTAATGACTCAGACGAACTTAGACCAGTATGCACTTAATAATGGCTTCGGTAAGACTACAGCAAAGATGACAGAGCAGGAAAAAGTAATGCTCCGTTATCAGTATGTTACTAGCGCACTGTCCAATGCCACAGGTGACTTTGTTAAGACACAGGATTCCTGGGCGAATCAGACAAGAATACTTACATTAAGGTTTCAGCAGTTAAAGGCTAGTCTTGGTAAAGGCTTCATAGCATTGTTTACACCTATTCTGCGTGGCTTTAACAACTTGCTGGCAGGATTACAGAAGGTTGCGGATGGCTTTTCCAGCTTTGTGCAAATGCTCACAGGAGCAGATGTATCAACCTCTATGGGTTCGATAAGTTCGGATATAGCTGGTATAGGAGATGATGCATCTAGCGCAGCGGATAATGTAGGTGATATAGGAAGTGCAGCCAAGAAGACTGCTAAAGACATAGAAAA